CAATGTTCTCCAATTCTGTATTTAGCATATTCAAAAGAACTCACTTGTTGTTTAACCCACTTGTAAAATTCATCAGGTACCCTATCTAAAAATTCATCCAAAGGTTTACCTTCTTTCATTAATTCCCATATATCTTTTGATGAAAAATTTGTTAAAATTTTGTGAAGACGTTTATATTCTTCACCTTTTATTTTCATTCTAAATCCACTTTTAAAACGAATTACATAACCTTCTCTATCCTTTGATATTTCTTCTTTAAGTAAGTCATACCCCTCTCCCCACGTTTTATATGTCATTACAACTTCAAATCCCGAGTCCTGTGTCCAAAACAAACTACTATCAGGTATTTCCATTCCACTTTCAGTGTGAAAAGCTCCGATAACGACTAATTTTTCTTCACCTTTATAATCAACAACAATTCTATTTTCAGGATAAATAATTTCAAACAAATATGTATTGTCTTTTCTCCATGCACTAATGTCGTGTCTATCGAGAATCTCTTTTCCTTTAATTGCCTGTGGTGATGTAAATGATCCACGAGTTGCCAATATCCATTCATTTTCATAATAAAAAAGAATACCTAAAGAACCATCCATTTTTTCATAGACAACATAATCTTCATTTGGGATTTCTTCTGGTTTATATTCTTCGTAATTAAAGAATTTCTTAAATGGTCTTGCAACGATATCACCTTTTGAATTAGTAACTAATCCACGGCATTGCAAAGTAATGTCATCCCACAATCTTTCATATTGAACTTTAGGAGAATAATTCCATATAGTCAAATCTTTTGTAGGATGTGTTTGTTTATACAACAAACCATCATTATAATATTTCTCTAAAATGTCTAACATTAATTTATTGTTTTGTGTATACCGATGTTGTAGGTGTATTTTAACCAATTAAAGGACAAATATACTCCACATATTTTGTTTTTCCAAATTGATATATGAGAATCTGGTTGACATGTTTCAAAATAAAAATAAACAAAAGGTAATGGGTATATTGACCATTGGTTTCTATGTAAGTTAGCGTGAAATTTCATCTTTGGTTTTGGATTTATAGATTCAATAAAAGAAGAAATAAATTGACTCATTAAAGTTTAACTTGAAATCTATTCTTCATTTGTTGAAGTTTATCTTCGGGAACCCCGTGAATATTTTCATTTCCATGCCTGTTTTCAACAATCACTGTATGAACACGATAATTGTATCTTTCGGCCATTTTAAAATATTCGTCCATTTCCCATTCTTGGGTAAAAGTATTTGCAACAACTATCTTTGCCTTTTGTTGTCTCATTCTTTCTGAGCATCTAAATTGACAATAGTTATGTGCTTCTTTTAATTTAGTAGGATCAAAATTGTAATCACCTTCTTTATCTTCAAAAAAATCATCGGCAGATAAAATTTCAGGTTCGTCCGTACTTCTAAGTTGTAGTATGATTTTTGCTAAAGTTGTTTTACCTGAACCAGGTAAACCTCGTAATAATATTAATTCGCCTTGTGTCTCGTTTGTAATATCCATAGGAGAGATTTAGGATTAAAAAATGGGGGTCGGAATAAACCAACCCCAATTTCTTATTTTACTTCTTCATTAGATACTGGTTTTTCAGCAGCTTCTTTTACTGAACCACCTGTTACAGGTGCTACTGTTGAATCAGCAACTACCGCAGTTGTATCTGCAACAGGAGCCGTTGTAGAGTCTGTTGTTTCTGTTGCGGCTGACCCTGAACCACATGCTGTTAGTGTAAGTGCTACACCAAGAGCTAAAATAAATGTTACTTTTTTCATATATAGTAAATATACGAAAATTAAATTAGAAAACCAAATTCAATAAAAAACCCCAACGAGATGTCGGGGTTTAAGGTCTTTGGGTGGGTTCAACCCCACTTACTTTTGAAAAAACGAAAAGGTAATCGACAAAGAGAACCTATAGTGATATAAATATATATAACTTTAATAAAAAATCAACTATTTACATTATTTTTTTGAAATTAATAAATTTTCGTCTTTATATTTCAAAGTATATTGTACATTTTCTAAAATTGTACCTCTTAAAATTTCTTCACTTAAAAAGTCTTCACAAAGATTTTGTATAATACGTTTTAATGGACGTGCACCATACTCTTCTTGTGAATTCAATTCGTAAATTCTATTGATGACTGTTTTATCAAAATTAATTTTGTAGTTCTTGTCAACTAAACGTTTATTCAATCTACTAACTTCAATATTAATAATTTTCTTTAGTGTTTCATCATTCAATGAATTGAATAGAATAATATCGTCAATACGATTTAAAAATTCAGGATTGAATTGTTGTTTCAATGCCTTTTGAATCATCGTCTTTCTAACTTCGTATTGTTGTTCTTCACTTGATGAAGTTTTGAATCCAACACCAGCACCTAAATCAGATACACGTTTAGCTCCTACGTTAGATGTCATGATAACAATTGTATTTGTGAAATTAATTTTTCTACCAAATGAATCTGTTAAATGTCCTTCATCTAAAATTTGAAGTAAGATATTAAATACGTCTTTATGAGCCTTTTCAATTTCATCAAATAAAACGACAGAGAACGGGTTGTTTTTAATCTTCTCGGTTAACTGACCTCCTTCATCATATCCAACATAACCTGGAGGAGAACCGATTAATTTGGATACATTATGTTTCTCCATATACTCACTCATATCAACACGGATAATTTTATCAGGGTCACCGAATAAGGTTTCTGCAATTGACTTAGCAAGATATGTTTTACCTACCCCTGTTGAACCAATAAAAATAAATGAACCGATTGGTTTATTTGCTTCTTTGATACCCACACGATTTCTTCTAATTGCCTTAGAGATAGTTTTAACCGCCTCATCTTGACCAATTACTTTTGATGATAAAATATTTTCAAGTTCTAATAACTTCTTAGTTTCTTTAGTGTCAAGTTTAGTAATTGGAACTCCCGTCATATCACTAATGATGTCGTAAACATCATCTAATGAAACTGGTATTTTATTATCTTTTTGTTTGTCAGACCACTTTAATTTTTCATCTTCCAATTTTATTGTTACTTTTCTTTCTTCATCACGAAGCTTCGCGGCTTGTTCGTAGTTTTGACTTTTGACAACTTGAACTTTCTTTTCTTTAATATCATCAATCTCCTTTTTTAATTTTTCAATTACTTCAGGTATTTTTGACGATACTCTTTTTTCAGAACCTAATTCATCTAACACATCAATTGCCTTATCAGGAAATTGTCTATCAGTAATATAACGACCTGAAAGTTTAACAATAGTTTCTAATACTCCATCTTCATAACTTACTTTGTGAAAGTCTTGATATGATGATGTTAAGTTTTTAAGAATTTCTAATGTTTCTTCTTCGGTTGGTTCTTGTAAAACTATTTTTTGAAAACGACGAACTAATGCGGCATCTTTTTCAATGTGTTTTTTAAATTCATCAAATGTTGTTGCACCAATACATTGTAATTCACCACGTGCCAATGCGGGTTTCAAAATATTTGCGGCATCCATCGCACCACTCGCATTACCAGCACCTACCATTGTATGTAATTCATCAATAAAGATGATTACGTTTGGGGCCTCCTGTAATTCATTAATAATTGCTTTAATTCTTTCCTCAAATTGACCACGATATTTTGTACCGGCAACTAATGATGTTAAATCTAATGACATAATACGTTTGTCTAAAAGATTTGAAGGACAATCTCCTTTGTGAATCATCAATGCTAATTTCTCCACTAATGCGGATTTACCAACACCAGCCTCACCAACAATAACGGCATTGTTTTTCTTTTTACGAGAAAGAATTTGTGCAATTCTTTTTACCTCTTTATCCCTACCAACTACAGGATCAATTTTACCCTCTTCAGCCATCTTAATAAGATCACGAGAGAAATTGTCCAAGATTGGTGTGTTTGACCCTTTTCTAACCTTCTTGGGGTTTGTGGTTGGTCCGTCCTCAAAAAAATCTACTGACATAAATAATAAGTTTAGTTTACAGTACAAACATAACATATTCCATACTAAAAACAAAATGCTTGTGTATAAATTTATTTAAATGACAAGTTGTCAAATAAAATTAAAAAATAATGACAAGTTGTCTAAAAGTATATGTTGGCAAATTTTTTGTTTATGAGAAAATATAAAAACAATATACTATGATAACATTATTTAAAGACCCATTTTTTAGAGGATTGGATACGAAAGGATTTCTATCTACTCCTGAAACTAACATCGTAAAAGATGAATTAGGATACACGGTATCCATCAGCGTTCCTGGTTTAACAAAGGAAGATCTAAAAATTTCCGTTAAAGAAGGAGTATTAAAAATTACCTACCAAAAAGAAGAGGGAGATATTACAAGACATTTTATTGGAAGTTTTGTGAAATCTTACAATATTCCAGAAGATGTTAAAGAAAAAGATATTGAAGGTAAAGTGGAAAATGGTGTTCTAACTATCTCATTACCAATTGATAAGAAGAAAACTTTAGAAAGAATGATTTCTTTAAATTAAAATATTTCCTCTAAAATTTTTTTTTACGAATATATTTGTGTAGATTTATAATATAAAATTTATACACCATGTCAGTAAAAAAAGAAAAAATCAACGGTAAGATGATTGAAGTATCAATCAAGTCAACAAGTTTAAACAAAGCAACTTACGACGCTTTAAAAGAAAACTTGAGAGTATCTTTCGTAAATGGTAGCATTTATGAATACCAAGGAGTTCCATCTAAAACGTTTACACAATTTAGATTGGCAAAGTCACAAGGTAAGTTCTTAAACGAGAGTATCGTTAAGACTTACAAATACAAAAAAGTTAGAACTATCTAATTAAACTTAAACCCCTCTAAATGAGGGGTTTATTTTTTGATATTTATTATCTATAATATATAAACAATATAATATGGGTATAATATCAGAAAAAATTGATGGTAAACTTATTACTGTCATTGTACAATCATCCAATCTTAAAGAAGCCACTTACAATACTGAAACAGAAGATTTGACCGTTATATTCAATAACGGAAGTATTTATGAGTATAATAAAGTTCCTTGGTCTAAGTTCACCAAATTTAGGTTAGCTGAATCTCAAGGAAAACACTTTAACGAAAACATCGCTAAAGCACATAAGTACACAAAAAAAGGATGAGTTTATTTGAAGAACTTATTGAGGGTAAAAAGAAAGACAAACAAATTGTAAAATCTTTCGAAACAAAAGAAACTTTATCTAATCAAATTTTTGAGGAGAAAAAGGGTCATTTTGTTATGCGTGATGAAATTAAAAAAAGACTCCTTGAAGTATCAAATGATTTTATTGAAAGTTTGGGATTTGAGTTTTTTATACATGATGTAGTTCTCACCGGATCTTTGGCGAACTATAATTGGTCTCAATATTCAGATGTTGATTTACACATTTTAATAGATTTTGATGAATTAGATAAGGATAGTAAAAAAGATTCAATTGCATTACATTCAATAATGAAAGAATTTTTTGATGCAAAGAAAAATGTTTGGAATGAAAAACATGAAATAAAAATTAAGGGGTACGACGTTGAGATATACGTTCAGGATGTTAACGAGGAACACATATCTTCAGGTGTTTATTCAATATTACATAATAAATGGGTATTAGAACCTAAAAAAGATAAACCAAATATTGATGATAGAAAGATATTAGAGAAAGGAGAAGAGTTTGGTAAAAAGATAGATCATTTAATACAAAACCCAAAAGATATCACAATTGATCAACTTGAAGACCTTAGAAAGAAGATAAAAGAGTTTAGACAGAGTGGTTTAGAATCTGGAGGAGAGTATTCTTACGAAAACCTTACATTCAAATTATTAAGAAGAAACGGATATATCCAAAAACTTTTAAGACTAAAAACACAACTAACGGATAAGAAATTGTCCATAACGCAATAATTATACCTAATTTTTTCTATATATCTATGTATTTATAGGATAAGAATAAGTATATCTTAACAATTTTATAAAATGGCAGAATTAAAACCACTAGGAAGTGAAAAATTAAACGGGAATGACAAGTTAAAAAGAATTCTCGAATTAACATACTTCAACAACAATAAAAATAATAGTCGTTCTTCGAGTAAACCCGAATTAGTGAAAGAATCTAAAAACGGGGGTGTATATGGTGTCGTTAAAGAAAAAGACGGTTACTATGTAAAGAGAGGATTAAATGAATCATCACTCGATTATATCGGTGGTATGTTCATGAAGAACAAGAATAAGTTCTCTTCGTATGCCGAAGCGTTCAAACGACTTGAGTTGTTGCAAGGACAAGAGGAATTACAGGAATCAACGAAATATGTGTTAAAGCAAAACAAACCTCAACAAGAGGCTCCAATGCCTGAAGCACCAATGGATTTACCTCCAGCACCTGCGGCTGATGCATCAGGTGACGTTCCTCCTCCATCTCCTGAAGGTGACGCTTCAATGGATGCACCTACAGACGCACCTCCTGCTGAAGGTGGTGAAGATGCTGGTAAGAGATCATCTTACATGGCTGAAGCTCAAAAATATGCTGGTAAATTAGGTCAAGAATTAAGAGACTTACATGATAGAATGGAAAGTGATGATATTAAATACATTTTAAACATGATCATTTCTGCGGTTGATTTAGATAAATTATCGGATGAAGATATTGAAGATATTGCTAAGAAATTTGAAAGAGAGGAAGAAGAAGGTGGAATGGGTTCTGAAGAACCAACAGGTGAAGAACCGGCTCCAACCCCTAAAGATGCTCCTTCAGACGTAAATGAATATGATTCAATGGCTGCTTTAGATGAATTTGTTAATACTCCAATGGATACTGACGAAATTGATTTATCAAAATATGCAATTAAAGAAGAAGGTGAGATGGATGTAGAAGACGAAACTAAAGAATTAGATTTGGATGAAATAAAAACAGCAATCGGAGATACTTTAAGTAAATATTTTAAATAAAAAATGCATCTAATATATGTCAATGAAATCGGTTCAGATTACAAAGGTCAAAAACAATACGAATTCGTATTCAGTGAGACCACTGAAATTGATATGGGTGATTGGTTCGTTATTCCTGCTTCGGCTAACCAACGATCTAAATCGCCTGACATCGAATATGTTGATGTAGTTGGTTTATTGAAAGATACAGATTTACAATTAGAACTTATTCAGAACTCCGATTATTTCGGAGTTATTGATGCTGTAGATGGTGTAATTTCGTTGGCTTGGGAAAAGTTTGATTTTGATAATACAGAACAAAGACTAACATTTAAGTTTGCGGAACCAATTGAAAACGTAACAAAAAAACTAAAATCAAGAGGATACGTTCTATTAAAAGAAGAAATAAAAATTAAGGAATTATGAAAAGAACAGAATTAATTGGAAGACTTTTAAAAGAAGGGTTTTCTGAAAAGACATTAGTTAATTTTACAGATAAACAACTTAACGATTTATCGGAAAGAATTGTCACCACTACACAAGCTATGGCATCCAATCCTGATATTCAGAAATTGGCGAGTGACCCAAATAAAACTGTTGAGGTTAGAGAAACTTTAAAAGGAAAACAAAAGAATATCGACAAAAATAAGAACGGTAAAATAGATGCTGACGACTTTGCAATTTTAAATAAAGAAAAGAAAGGTGAGGTTAAAGAAACTGAGGACTGTTGTTCAAAATGTGGTAAAAAGACTTGTAAATGTGAAAATGTAAATGAGGTTGATATGGGTTTAACTATAAAAGGTTCAAAATCAAGTAGTTCATCTGTATTTGGTGGATCACCTAAAAAATCAAGTTCTTCTAAAAAGAAATCTACACCTAAGAAAAAAGAAGAAGGTGAAACTGAGGAAGGTGAAGTAGATGAATCATTAAATGGTCTTATGCTTGGTGTAATTAAAGATAAATTAAGTAAAGATTTAGGTAGAGAACCTGAGGACCACGAAATTGATAAAGCACATGAAGATTTTGTCAATAGTTGGAAGAAAGATAATGAATCAAAAGAAAAAAAGAAAAAAGGATTTGTAGTTTCAAAACCACCTAGTCCGGATTTTAATGGTTATAATAAGAGAAAAGAAAAGAAAGAAGAAGAGAAAGAGGGTGATTATCACAATGAAAGAAGTGAAAAGGCGTTAGAGAAATCTAAAGAAGATTTTCCACAACTTAAAAATGTTAAAAAATGTGATGAGTGTGGAAAGGTAGAATCTAAATGTAAGTGTAAAAAGGTAGATGTTAAAGAAATAAAAAATTGGGTTAAAGGTTTGGTGGAGAACAAAGAATTTCATAGCTTTACGTCTAAAAATGAAATTATGGAACTTATCCAAACTAAACTTACTGAGTCAGATACTATGATTCAACACGGTCCTAAAGTTAAAAAGGGACACAACGGTATTCCTGAGTTTATGTCATATGATGCAATTGTAAGTGCGGAACCAAAAACTGCACCTTCAAAACCAGCACCATCAACTAAACCTGGCACAAGACCTACACCAACAAGAAGAGAAGACCCAAGAAAAACTCCTTTTCAACCTGGTCCCGGTACAAACCCTAAACCAAAGGCTAAAATGGCTGAGGAGAAAAAAAAGTAAGTTAAAATGCAATTTTCTAAGAAAAAACTGTTATCTTTAATTCAAGAAAATTTGAATGAAATGCCAATGGATTTTGATAGTCAGGATAGACCTGACCAAGGGGTGCAAGATGACTTAGCGGCGGGAGAAACCCCATTGCAAAAAATACCTTTTCCTGAAACGGGAGACGAACCTAATAAGAACTTCCAAGAACTTTTAGCTTCAGAAAGATATAAGCAAGTTGTTGCTAAAATGAGACAATATACCGGTACAAATGCTACCATTAGAGGTACACAAGGTATGACCCCATTGATGCAACAAATGATGAGTGCTCATAACCAAATCTTACAGTTTGAACAAAACCACAGAGGAGAATTAGAAGCATTAGCGATTGAATTAGTTATGAAGGAATTAGGTATTCCTGAAGGTTCAGTTCAATACGATGCGAAAATTATTGGTATGGGTGAATTTAACCCTGAAGATTTCAATCACGATGAGGAAGAACAAGATGGAGAAGAAGAGGGTGGTGAAGAAGAAATGAATTTTGGTAATGAAATTGAAATCGTTAACGATTTAGAAAAACTTGATTTAGAAAAAGCAAAAAGAAGATTTATAAACACAATTATACAAGGCGCTTCTAAAAGAGGTCATTACATGTATCATTACGCTGAAGAGAGAATTAGTCAAATTGTTGGTAACGACAGACTAGTTGGTCTTTATGGTATTATGATGTCAGTAAATGATGCGTTATATTGGCAATTACCTAACGACACAATGAAAGCAATGGGTCAAGGTGGTAATATTGCAGGTAGAGAAGATGTTGATAGACAAACAGATCCACCAACAGTTAAAGCAAGAGCGGTAAACTTTCCAGTTTTAATACACGAATTGATTAAAGGAACTTTAGAGTTAGTTGCGTTACAAGGTAGAAAAAGAGATGAAGAAGGTAACGAAGAAGATTTTAGTGCCATTGAAGATAGTGAAGATACATTAGAAAAGGAAATGTGGGATTTACGTTTAGGACCCGCAATTTGGGATAGAATTAGATCTAAATTTCCTGAAGATGTATTGACCGATGAAGATAAAGGAATAATCCAATTAATGGTGTTTCAACATATTTTCAAAAAACCAGCTAAGGAATTCTTAGTATTCATGAAAGAAATAGTTTCTAATTCTGAAAATGGAAATCGTTTAATGGAAACATTAGTTAGAGCAATTGAAGAGGATATCAACAATTACGATTACGAACAAACAATGGTGGAATTTGACGAGGATTTAACAGGTATTAGTGATGAAACAGATAACGACGAATTAAAAGATTTTATATCAGGTATTCCTGGAATTTCATTATCCAATGATGACGAAGAAGACGATGATGACAGTCTATTTGACGAGTTAGGGTTAGACAGACCTACGAAATAATACAAAGGTGGTTTACAATAACCACCTTTTTTTGTATTTATACATATATGAATACTAGGACACAACAGTTAATGGAATATGCGAAGATCATAAAAGATACTCCATATGCACTTAGAACGTATTTACAAACATTCGATAATACACAGAAGAAGTATGTTCCAATGGACTTGTTTGAAGATCAAATTCAACTAATTCAAGACTACGAAGACTATAACGAAAATATTACAAGAAAGTATAGACAAGCGGGAGTTACTACAGTAACGGCCGCATGGTTATCTAAAAAATTACAATTAGCAAAACCTGATAATCCTGAGAGAGTTCTACTTATTGCAAATAAACGTGATACCGCAGTGGAGATGGCTAATAAGGTTAGACATTTCTTAGAACAATGGCCCGAATGGTTAAATGTTGGGTTCTCACCTGATAAAAACTCAGAAAGTAGATTTAGATTAAATAATGGTTGTGAGGTTAAGGCGGTCGCAACATCAGCAGATGCCCTTCGTGGTTATACACCTACCATACTTGTATTTGATGAGGCCGCATATATTGAAGCGGGCGATGATTTTTGGGCGGCGTCTATGGCGTCCCTATCAACGGGTGGTAAGATTATTCTTATCTCAACTCCAAATGGTTATGACCCTATCTATTACGGTGTTTATGACCAAGCATTACGTGGAATCAATGATTTCCATATAACCGATTTAAGATGGTTTAAAGACCCTCGTTATACCAAAGATTTACGTTGGATTAAATGTCAAGATATCTGTCACTACATGTTAAATAGAGAACAGTATAATGATGATGAAGTTGTTTTACTTGACTTTGATATGAAAGAATATGTCAAACTTTTAGAGGATGGATATAAACCATTTTCATCTTGGTTTGAGTCTATGTCTAAGAAATTTAAATATGATAGACGTAAGATCGCACAGGAGTTGGAATGTGACTTTTTAGGTTCAGGAGATGGTGTAATTCCTGGAGATATTCAAGAAAATATTGCTAAGAATATGATTAGAGAACCAATTGAGAAGTACATGCAAGCAACATTTTGGCAATGGAAAGAACCAATTATAGGTCATCGTTATATTATGGGTGTGGATGTGAGTAGAGGAGATAGTGAGGATTTTTCAGCAATATCAATTATAGATTTTGATGATAGAGAACAGGTAGCGGAATACATTGGTAAAATACCTCCCGATGATTTGGCGGCGGTAGCTTACAAATGGGCAATCTTATATGGTAATGCGTTTATCGTAACGGATATTACCGGTGGTATGGGAGTAGCAACATCAAGAAAATTAACTGAATTAAATTATAAGAACGTTTATATTGAGGGTGTTAATACACAAAACATTTGGGATTATAACGCCAAAGCGATGGAGAAAATACCAGGACTTAACTTCAATAACAAAAGAACTCAAATTGTTGCGGCATTTGAAGAACAACTTAGAAAAGGGTTTATTGTTAGATCCGCAAGATTATTAAACGAACTTAATACGTTTGTTTATATGAATGGAAGACCCGATCATATGAAAGGTACCCATGACGATGCTATTATGGGTATGTCGATGGCATTATACGCTGCGGACGTTTCTTTTAATTTATTACAAAAGAATGAAAACGCCAATAAAGCAATGTTAGATTCTTGGACTATGTCTGAAAGAACTTATGAAACAAGTAAGTCTTTTTATTCATATGGTACGGCCTTCGATCAAATAGGATCAATGGGAACGGATAATAATAGTTTATATTATCAAGATGACAATATGAACGTCAGTAAACAAGCGTATCAAGAGAATTCATGGTTATTTGGAAGACGTAAATAATCTTTAGTTTATCATAATTTTAGTTTATATTGTAAAGAAAAGTATTTATATAGAATGGCAAATCAAAATTTAACCGTCTTTCAGAAATTAACAAAAATGTTTGGCTATCCGGGTAAACCTCAGGTAACACAAGCACCGTCATTTAATTTTAATAAAGATGAATTATTAAAGACAGATAGTAAAGAAGAATATGAAAAGGTAATGTTACAGGCTCAACAGAGTCAATACATCGCCGATAAATGGACTAAATTAGACCAATCTCTCTATAACCAATCGGTTTATTATGAACCAAATAGATTAGCCGCTTATTACGATTATGAGGCTATGGAGTTTACTCCCGAAATATCAGCAGCATTAGACATATACGCTGAAGAGTCTACCACAATGTCAGAAAAGGGTCAAATTTTAACGATCTATTCTGAATCAGATAGAATTAAAGATATTTTAGAAGACTTGTTTAATAACAGATTAGATATTAATACTAACTTACAAATGTGGACTAGAGGTGTTTGTAAGTACGGAGACAACTTTGTTTATTTAAAGTTAGATCCAGAAAAAGGTATTATTGGATGTCAACAATTACCAAACATTGAGATTGAAAGAATTGAAGGTGCCGCAGGTAAAACTACAACACAAAATAGAGATTTAAAAGTTCCATCAAGAGAATTACGTTTTCAATGGAAAAATAAAGATTTAGAGTTTCAAGCATGGGAAATTGCTCACTTCAGATTATTGGGTGATGATAGAAAACTTCCTTATGGAACTTCTATGTTAGATAAGATTAGAAGAATTTGGAAACAACTTTTACTTGCTGAAGATGCAATGTTAATTTACAGAACATCAAGAGCACCTGAAAGACGTGTATTCAAAGTATTCGTTGGTAATATGGACGATAAGGATATTGAATCTTACGTACAACGTGTTGCGAACAAATTTAAAAGAGATCAAGTTTCAGATCCACGTAACGGTCAAGTTGATATGAGATATAATCAAATGGCTGTTGATCAGGATTATTTTATTCCCGTTCGTGATCCATCACAAAGTAATCCAATTGAAACATTACCAGGTGCACAAAACTTAGGAGAGATTGCTGACATTGAATACATTCAAAAGAAAATGTTAGCAGCACTTCGTATTCCTAAAGCGTTTTTAGGATTTGAAGAAGTTGTAGGTGAAGGTAAGTCATTAGCGTTAATGGATATTCGTTTTGCAAGAACAATTAACAGAATTCAAAAATCTGTTATTCAAGAATTAAATAAAATTGCATTAATTCAATTATACCTTTTAGGTATGGAGGATGAATTAAATAATTTCTCACTATCATTAACTAATCCATCTGCACAATCAGACTTATTACGTATTGAACAATGGAAAGAAAAAGTTACACTTTATAAAGACGCAACATCGGATCAATCACAAGTGGGTATCTTACCTGTGTCTCATACATGGGCTAAGAAGAACATCCTTGGATTTAGTGATTCTGAAGTTATGTTAGATTTACAACAACAACGTTTAGAACGTGCATTAGGATTTGAATTAACAAATACTCAGAATGTTATTAAACGTTCAGGTGTGTTTGATGAAGTAGATGCTAAGTATGGTATTCCTGAAGAAGATAGAGAAAAGGCAATGGAAGCCGCGGGAGCTGAAGCGGGTGGAGGAATGGATATGGGAGGTGGAGGAATGGATATGGGAGGTGGAGCGCCGCCGCCAGCGGGTGGAGGAGGTGAAGAACCTTTAAGTGAATCTACATTGGCTAGAAAATCAAAAAAATCTAAAATACTCGGTATGTTAGGTGAAGAAAAAGAAGATTTTAATATTCTGTTTGATATGGAAAAAGCTCAACAGAATATTTATGAAATAGAAACTAAAATAAATGATATCTTAAACGATTAAACATGAACAAATTCGGTGGTATTAAAACCAAATTATTAAATAAATTAACTGAATCTTACGCTAAAGAAAATAAAGCTGAGATTAAAAATATTTTAACAACAATTAAAGAAAACAAAGATTTTAAAGAAATGTATTTGTTTTATGAAGAAATTGAAAGTAAAACTATTTCAGATAAAGAAACTGCAAAATTATACGTTGAAGGTTTAAGTACATATTTTAACCAACCAATAGGAAATTGGAGTAATTTAAATATGTTTTGTGAATCATTAAACAAAAAATTAGGTGATGAAGAAGTAACAACAAATGAATTATATGAGTCTTTAGATATATTATCTGAAAAAGATTCATTATCTAATATTGAAAAGAAAGTTATTGCTAAAAAGAAATTAGTTGAACATTTAATAACTAAAAAAGAAATTACAGAATCAAAAGAAACTACTTTAGTTCCTAATGAAACTTTACTAAATGCTGTGTTAGCCAATAATTTTAATGCTTTATATTCTAATACATTATCTGAATCGCA